TGAGAGAAATCTTCTTTGCCATCTGGATATTATTACATCTTGCGATCTCTTTTTCAAGTGCTTTAGTTGGTGTCTTTTCATAAGCTTTCTTTGCCTCAATCATTTTCTTCTTGAAGACCACACGATCTCCATACATTTTATCCATCAACTCTGGTAAGAATCCTCTTTTATCTTTACGATACATTGCACCATTTGCACATACTGCATTGTCTTTGTACATTTCAAATGTTAAATCTTGATCAAGTATCTTATCTACTGTAACTGTTGGATGTTTTGTTTCAATAAGTGTTTCTGGAGATATATTATATTGCATAATAAGATGAGGATACAGACTATTAAGGTCAAATGATACTACCCAATCATACTTTCCGGGAATCGGTTCTTTTACATATGCACCTGCATACTTTTCTGCCTTTGATGATCGATTCTTTGGTGGAATAACAATGTTACGTTTTTTAAGATAGTTGTAAATAATTGTATCCCACATTCTTACTTGATAAAATACATCGTTGTAATTAACCTTGGCATCATAAGCCATCGTTAATGCCAACTCAATCAGTTTCATCTTATCTTCTAGACGGTCAACAAGTTCCACATCAATAATGTTATATTCAATAAACTTCTGCCAACCTTTTGTATAAAAATCTTTGAAGGTATCAAACTCTGAGTGATCAAGTTTCTTTTGTCCGAGTTCAACGCTTGCGATATAATCCAAACGATATGACTCTTGTGCCTTATAGGTAAACTTCTTATAAAGATCAAGATAATCTAATTGAGTTACACCACCAATATCAAATGTGGTATTCTTACGTCCATTAATATAAACTTCTCCTTCAGATACAAGACCCCATGGAGATAATCTTTTCATTAACTTATCACCAAGAACACGATTGATTCTTTTTGCGATGTAAGGTATATCATATAATTGTATGTTCCAGCCCGTAACAACATCAGGAACATCTTGCATCCAATGATTAATAAATGTGCGAAGTAAATTCTCTTCTGTATTACAGCAATGATATGTTACATTCTTTTGTGTATTATTAAATGGTTTCATACCCCAAGTAATAATCTCTTTTGTTGTATAATCTTGTATTGTGATCGCAAGTATTTCTTCGCTACAAGATTCAACATCAGGGAAACCTTGTTCTGATGATACCTCTATATCAAGAGTAACTAATTTAATCTGACTAATATCAAACTTGACTTCATCTTCTGGATATTTTTCTGATATGTATTGATAGATATAACGATCATTTCCATATATCTCAAACCCTTCTACTTCATCATACTTCTTAAAAAAATCACGACACTCTCTTACAGTTCCGGGCTTGATGGCATCAACAGGAATACCATTTAATGTTTTGTATTTTGTTTTCTTTTTTGATCTAACGAAAAGAGTGGGAAAGAACTCATCTCTGTGTTCATATCTTTTCCCATTCTCAACACCACGAACCAGAAATTGATTACCAATTAACTGGACATTAGTATAGAATTTCATTTAAGAAGGTCTTGGTATTTTTCAAGTATAGTAGGTTTAGGATCAACAAGAGTAAGTATCTTATCAGATGATAACATGAAAACATTTTCACTGGTAACATCAACTAACCATGGAGATAAAGTATTATTATCACCTACAATAAATGGTTCTGTTAACTTACAGTCAGGTTGTCCAACATCAGCACCTACCTCTTCAATCTGAGATACTAATTTTTGTTGATTCGTTAGAACTATCAGTTTGATCGGTTGTTTTTCCATTTAATACATCCTCTTTGTACATTGTTTCGACTTTTTCAATTGGTGTGACCATTGTGACCACCCAATCAGTTGGTAGTGGAATAGCCTTTTCTTTTGCAAGAGGCATCCATGGATACATCGATATCGATGTTTCTTTTTTATTTCCTTCCGTTTCTTTTGGAATCAGTTTAATAACACATGGTTTTGTAAGAAAGTAACCAATGACTTTATCATCAGGTGACACCATCTCCTTTACATCTGCAATCACATCCTCACCAGATTTAAGTAATAAAATTTTGACTGTCATTTGTTTTTTATTCCAATACTATTATAACATAAAAAAGGGGATCGTCAAGATCCCCAAGTTCCATCTCGAACTCAATTGTATTTAGAGGTAATCTTTGCGAGCATGATGCTCTGGAACTATCTTACCAAGATTGATTGATAGAAGACCATCTTCAAATGTAACTTCTTTAATCTCTACATCATCAGTAAGTTGCCACTCTCTTTTGAATGATCTTTGAGCCATGCCACGATGAACATACTCATTTTCTTTCTTTTCGTCTTTCTTTCCTTCAACGATTAGTTTACCGTGCTCCGTATAAACTTTGACTTCTTTCTTTTTGAATCCTGCAAGTGCAATCTCTAAAGTGGATTCGTGGTTGTTTTCTTGAATAATATTAAATGGCGGGTACGTAACGTTTGTACTCTCCCAAAAATTCTGTATGGTTCTATCTAAACCAATGCTGTTTGTTGTTATTTTATCAAACAGTTCTGCTAAATCTTTAGCTCTATAAATGTTTGTCATAGTTCTCCTTTAATAAGCGAGTGTGAATTGTGTCCCTTACGGCGACATTACTAATTATAACAGATCACAAAAAAAGAGGGGTGTGTAAACCCCTCAATTAATGTTCGGTTATGGTTGTGTCAGCGACATGCAATCATTCATGTTCTCTCCTACTGGATTAAACTCGATAGTTTTGCCGTACACATCTACTATTCCTCTTTCAGTTGGTGCTCCTCCTGACTTAGGATCAACTTTTGAGTACTGTGGCATGAATCCAGCCAATCTAATTTGAAATTTATCAATAAATACATCTTCATCCTTAATGATGTCAATGGTTTTTATGTCATCATCATGATATAGATTGTAAGCAAATGTAATTACCTTCTCTTTGTAGTCAACAAACTCTTCAATCCACTTAGAACGGAATACTTCAAGAGTATCTTTAGGAAGATTTGGTGCATAACCAATAATCCATACTGGAAGATTTAAATTAGCAGCACGATAAATTCCTTTAGCCCATGCTCCAACAGCATCACCTTGATGTGCACAGAAGAGAATATATCCTTGTGCCAACAACTCCTCATCAGAACGATTTTCAACACCCATTCTAGTTAAACCAAGATCGTTTTCAACCGCATATGAAAGAGTATGCTTATTATCACCTTTAGTTGAGTAAGAACGAAATTGAGGTGTAACCTTTGCTGCTTCGTAACCTGCTTTTGCAATATCGTTTCTCCAAAATGCAGGTTTGTCAGATGCTATCATCTCAACAAATTCATCAATAGCTTGTGGATTGTTTTCGATGATTTTTGCATTTATAGCATTCACAACTTCTTTTTTTAGATCTGCCTTTGTTTGACTTTTCTTAGGATCGTTGTGATGATTTGTTATGTTACGAGCGATTACCTCATGAAGTGGTGTTTTAAACTCGTAGACATCATAGTAATATGATCCTTGATAAACTGCATTATGACCTTTATCATTATCTGTGAAAACACTGTATCTGTGAAATCCTGATAAACCTCTTACCATGAATCTGTTAAGATCATCTGTAGTTGAAGCGATAGGGCATGGTGCATCAAGTTTGTAACCTTGTGAGTTATAACTGACTTTAAGATCTAATCTGTGATCATGATCAAGAATTTTTGCACGAGGTTGAACTTTTGTACCGTCAAATGATACATTCAAATTTGGAATTTGAAATCTTCCAAGATAAGTTGCATTATCACCGATGAATTTTTGCCACTCCTCATTTCCTAGATGTGGTGGTAATACACCACCTTGTCTTGGATCTAAACTTTTGTCCAAAACATTAGCATCAAGTTCTAGAGCGTTATCAGATCCTTTTAGATCTTTTTGCCATGCCAATTCAATATCCATTGGCAGTTTTCTTTGTCTTGCTTTTTTTACTAAATTTTCAATTGCTTTGTCTCCAAAGCCTTTTGTAAACGTATCTGTCATTTTTTTCCTCCTGTGGTGAAATTGATACGAGATCAAATTACCGTAACGCTCACTGGAGTCATAGGACTTCTGCGTGAGTCAATTACTTTAATCTTTGTCTTACTATTTAGTATAGTAAAGTTTCTTTTGTTTGTCAAATCATATATATTTTTGTTAAGATTTGAAAACATTAATCGGTTTCGGTTGTTTTTCCTTTCTTCCCTATATTGTACTTCTGTTCTAAAATCCAATCACCCTTATCTTTATAAGATAAAACTTTTATCTGATTAAGTGGTGCTATGTCAACACAAGAATCTTCTTTAACTATTGAGATAAGTCCCCAATCAGCCAGTAAACGAGT